ATAACTTTTTCTTTAAAGCCAGAGGCTGGAAGTATTCTTATATTTCCATCACAAGAGCCATATAGCCACACAGCTCATATTGTTAAAAGCGGTTGGAAATATTTAATTCCAGGATTTTGGATTGACCCAAATGGAATAGACGCAGCAGCTGCGCTTGCTATTGCAAAGGGATATAAAAAATAACTTGCAATTCTAGTTATACAAATGCTATAATAAGTTAGTACCTGCCTATAGGGGGTACTAATTTAACTCGCTTAAAAGGAGCACAAAATGGTAACACAATTCGCCATGGATCTTTTCAAGGATCCATTTTTTATTGGTTTCAACAGAGAGTTGGAACGTTTTAATAGTCTAAGTAAGGTAAACAATACAGCATTTCCGCCGTATGATTTACTTAAACTAGATGAAGATAACTATCAGCTAACGCTGGCAGTTGCTGGATTCACAAGAGAAGATCTAACTGTGTCAATTGAAGACGGAAGTCTATGGATCACAGGTGAAATTACAGAAGTAACAGATGCAAAAGTTGTTCATAAGGGAATCGCTGCACGTAAGTTCACAAGAATCTTTGAACTAAGTGAATACATGGAAGTTTCTAGTGTAGAGCTAAAGGATGGCATGTTAAATATTCGTGTTGTTCGAAACGTACCAAAAGAAAAACAACCAAAAATTCTAAAAATTAAATAATCAGGTGATCGCCTACACCTGAGCATGTGTTAAAACTGCTCACCAAACATTAAGGATAAAAATGATTATACAGGTTATAGGGCTACCAGGAGCTGGCAAGACTACATTTGCAAAAGAGCTTGCTGATAGAATTAATGCTATCCATCTCAATGCAGATGAAGTTAGAGCAGAGCTAAATAAAGATCTGGGCTTTAGTCCAGAAGATAGACTTGAGCAGGCTCGCAGAATGGGAGCTTTGTCTAGACTACTTTCAAATCAAGGTCATCATGTTGTTGTAGATTTTGTTAACCCAACTGAAGAAACAAGATCTTCTTTTGGAAAGCCAGACAAAGTTGTTTGGATGAACAGAAAACCAGTCAGAGACTTCCCAGATACAACCGCAATGTGGGAAACACCAGCAAATCCAGATTTAATGTTTGATGACATGACAGAATATGATGTCGCAGCTAGAATAGCCTGTGTTGATTTTCAATTGCACGATTGGAGACAACCAACAACATTAATGCTTGGTCGCTACCAGCCATGGCATGAAGGGCATCATGCTTTATATGATGAGGCGGGTAACAGAACGGCCCAGGTAATGCTAGGTGTTAGAAATACGTATAAGACTAGCGAAAAAGATCCGCTTGATTTTAATCAGGTTAAAAAGTATATTGCTAATGATTCAGTAATGGACAAAGCAATGGTTATCAAGATGCCTAACATTACCAACATTGTATATGGTCGTGATGTGGGATATAAGATTGAACAAGTAGATTTGGGGGCAGCGATTCATGCTATTTCAGCAACTGAAAAACGTAGGGAAATGGGTCTTTAAACAATTAGAAAATGCTGGAAAGGCAATGAACGAAGCAGAAGAAAGACTTTTTTCTGAGGATAAAGATGAACGTAAGTAAACAAAGATCAGCATTAAAAGCAATTACTTGGCGTGTCATAGGAACAGCAGACACGTTTATCATATCGTGGGCTATAACCAAAGAGCCAGTTACAGCAGGAGCAATTGCAAGCTTTGAGGTATTTACAAAAACTATTCTTTATTATTTCCATGAGCGTGGGTGGAATAAAGTTAAATGGGGTAGAAAGTAATGCCAGTATACGAATATAAATGCTCATATGATGATGCACATGCCACGATGTCAATACATAGATCAATTAAAGATGACGACCCAGGATATACATGCGTAGAGTGTGAATCAGAAATGATTAGATTCTTTACACCATTTGGCATACAATTCAAGGGCAATGGCTTTTACAAAACAGATAATCCTAAATAACTAAAGTGGTATAATTAACTAAGCAGACATCTTGTTTGCATAGGAGCTATACTTGAAAAGGGAAAAGTTATTTAGAATAACAGCGTCCATAATGCTTGCATTTGGATGGCTTTTTATGTCCCCCGCCTACAGCGATGACCCTTTAACAGTAGCCGCAAAAAAAATTGAAAATTTAAATTCGGCAGTAGATAAGCTAGATTATAAAGATGGTCTAATAAATTTAATTGACATAGCAGAAAACAAGTTTATGTATGCTAAAAATCTGCGAGATGTTAGAGATGCTGCTTACGAAGACTATGATGATGCAGTAGAGGCAGAAGAATTAGCCTTAGAAGAAGTAGAAATTGCTCAGTCAAATGTAGATGGGCAAACAGTCACAGTAGCAACTGCACTAACTAACAAGAACAATGCCTATGATGCTCTTGGTGTAGCAAATATTAATTTATCAACTGCTCAGCAAGCATTAAATAATGCTGGTGGTGCTGGTTTATCATACAATGTTTATAGTTTAATCAGGGTTGATGGCCTTGCAGCCACAGATCAATTCTTATGTAGTGGAATACTAAATGGAAACTACATGACTCGTCCAGTTTGTGGTAATAGATATGAAAACTTTATAGTTAAATTTACTGGAAAAATAACAGTACCGTCATGGTTTACATCAACAAAATTTGCAGGATATACAGATGATGGATTTAGAATGTATATTGATGGAGAGTTGGTTATTAATAACTGGATAGAGCAAGGAACAACTTGGAGCCCATACTCTCCAATATATGATGTAACAATAGACAAGGTTTTTGATGTAGAAATATGGTGGTACAACGGTGGTGGCCCAGGATCCTATCACCTTGGATGGGCTATACCTGGAGGATGGACTGGAGCAGGTTGTGACTATGCTGGAAATCCAAGAGTATGGGGACAAAACTTTAGTTGTAATTTAAACACATTTTCTTCTGGATCTGGAGCAACTCAAGAACAGACCAACGACTACAACAATGCACTCGCTGCAAAGAACGCAGCCCAAGATGTATACAATGATAAACTAAATATTTATAACCAAGCAGTTGCAACATTAAATTCACTAAATCAAACATTAACTAATAAAGAATCTGAGTATGACAATGCTGTTAACGATACAGCAGATGCTTTGTCTGAAAAGAATAATTCTATATCTAATTTTAATAACGCAATCCTTGATGTTAATAGTGCCATTGATGACGCATGGCGTTACTATGATGAGCAATCACAAAGAGAAATTCAAAGAGCAATTGCTCAAGCAGCAGCCAATGCTGCAGCAAATCAACCTACACCAGAGCCAAAGCCAACTGTTGAACCAGAAAAGCCAAAGCCTTCCCCACCACCAACAGAAAAGCCTGAGCCAAAACCAAGTGGCAATACCTCTACAGAAGAACCAGGACCAAAGCCTACACAGCCAGGACCAAAGCCTACAGAGCCTGGACCTAAACCAGAACCAACAGACAAGCCAAAGCCAGAGCCTACTGATAAGCCAAAACCAGAAGAGCCTAAGCCTACACCTGCCCCAAACCCTGAACCAAAGCCAGAGCCTACTCCAGAGCCTCCTGTTGAGCCTTCTCCAGAGCCTAAACCACTTCCAAGACCAGACTTCAAGCCAGCAGAAGATATTGATCCAGTAATTAAGGATGCAGAATTGGCAGCACTTATCCCACAAAAGGGTACAGGAAATTCAGAAGATCTTTCTGGAGTTATAGCAAACCTTACAAGCAAGGATAATAAATTAGTTAAGCTTTCTGTTGAGCAAACAGCAGCAGTTAGCCAAACACTTAAGTCTTTAACACAAGAGGCAAAGGCTGAAGTTGCAGCAGACCTTGGTATTGCACCAGCAGAAGTTGCAAAGGTTGCAGAATCAATGAAATCTAACCCTGCAGTAGCAGCAGCATTTGTTGAGTTTGCAGAAAGAGCAGGGGATGCAGGAGATACCCCAATGCCATTTACATTAGCAGATGCAACAACAGAAGTACAAACAGAAGCATTTTTAGCAGACCCACTTGGAGCAGTGTTTGAAGTGGACCCAGTAGAACTACTATCTAATTTTTCTGAGTTAGGTATGGATATGACAGATGATCAGAGAGAAAAAGCGCAGGAAGTAATTGTCCCAGTGGTCATTGCATCACAAATTGCAGGGGCAATGATAAGGAGGAACAAATGAAAATAATCAATAAAGCCATCAATCTTGTAGGCAAAATGCTTAAAGGATTAATCAAATGGTTTAAAGATGCAGGAATGGAATTAATTGCACAGGCATTCACCCTCCTTGGCTTCTTTATTGCATGGCTAACTTTGACGGGATCAGCAAGAGACATAGTTGGAATTGCAGTATTAGCAGTAACAGTAGTCTGGCTAATTACAATCCCGCTAAGAAAAGAGGATAAATAATGAAAGATAAATTAATGTGGGTAATTACACTTGGTATATTAGGCTTCATTGGTCTTGTAGTAATTGGAGAATATGCTTCAATGCTTCTCCAACAATCAACATCAGGTGAAAAATATGGAACAAACGAAGATGCAATCGCATTAGTGCAAAATGCATTAGTAGGACTAATAGGAATTATTGGTGGATATTTTGCAGGAAAAGGAGATAAATAATGGCAAAAGCATATATAGAAAAACCAACCCATGTTGGAGGAGGAGCTATTGCAAGTATTAATAATATTGTTATGCGTATAATTGCAGTATTTGCTGCTTCAGGACTATCAGTAATTGGAGCGGGAGCAGTAGTAGGAATCAGCACAGCTAAAGCAGTTATATTGGCTGGGACTCTTGGCGTTGCCACTGTAGTTGAAAGGCTTGCACGAGGATTCTTGGATGACGGAAAACTCACGGTAGCAGAAATTAATGCAGCATTCTTAGCCGTAGATAAAAAAGCTGCAAAATAATGATATAATTGTACTATGAATAAATATCGCATTAAATTAGACGTAGAGGTTGAGGTAGAAGCCTTCAATGCAGAAGATGCAAGTGAATATATTCATGACATTTTTAATATAGACGATGAAATAAAAAAAGTTAATATAATTAAAATAACAAACAAATAGTCGTTGACAAAACCGCAGTTCACCCTGTATAATAATATATAGGAAACTGCGGTTTCTGCTTTGGCCCATAGCTCAGCAGGCAGAGCGGGAAGCTGTTAACTTCTAGGTCCTAGGTTCGAATCCTAGTGGGCCAGCAATACTAGGCGGACTTACATGACACGGAGAAAAAGTGCTTAACCTTACACTTGATGGTGTAGAACTGTTCATAAAAAGATCCCAAACTAAAAATCAAGAATCATTTTGGAAAAATTATGATTTGATTATATGGAAAAAAGATAGCGGCGGCTATACTGACATAACTGGCATGTATAGGAAAGATACTTGGGGTAAGACAAAAAAAATTTCTGTCAACCATGAAGGAGTCTGGAAGTTGCCAAAAAAATATGTCAAATATTTTAAATGATCTAGGTATAGATGAATCAAATGTAAATTGGTTTGATCTAGCTCTGTGCCTTGGAATGGATACAAATCTATTCTTTGACAAATATGAATCAGATATCTCTATTGCAAAAAATATAGATGAGGCATGCCTTAGCTGTCCAGTTAGAAAAATATGTTATGATATCGGTGTTGAAAATAAAGATTATGGTGTATGGGGCGGAGTTTATTTAAGCTCTGGAGAAATAGATAAAGTAAGAAATGCTCACAAAACAAAAGAAATTTGGAAAAAGTTTAAATGACTTTTATAGATAAAGATAAGGACCATTTTAAATATGGAATAAATCAATGGACGGGCGAACCAAACAAGCCAACATTTTACAATAAAGAAATGGCTTTAAAGATTAGAGAACTTAAGAAGCCCACTCCAGATTTAAAGATGGACATAGTCAAGTACCCAGACTTCCTAGCAATTAGACTTTATGAAGATAATTTTGGAAGATATGATGGATCATTAAAAATGAGAGTGATTGATTATGTAGAGATGGTAAAAAAAATATTAGAATCTTACGGAGTAAGAGTAGAGTTAGAAGGGAAACCTGGAAATGGAAAATAGTATGGATCAAATAATTCCTGCAAAAAAAGAAGGTGAAAGAACCCAAGATGAATATTTAGCTGAGCAAAAAGAACTTGCCCTAAAACAGCTAAAGCCAGAACACCAATTGATACTAGATCGCTTTATTAAAGAAAATGGAAGTATTAATGCAAACTGGATGCTAACTACCCAGCGTGACGGAGAGCCTATTCCAAGATCAATTTATAATTACAGAACAGTTTTTGATGCCATAGCAGGCTATGATCAGTATCAAGATTGGGGTTTTGCAAAAGACCACCTCACAATAAAATTGTGGGGGCCAGGAGGCTTGATTGCAGAAAAGACTCTAAAGAGACCACAAGGTGGTGACTGCACATTTGTTAGATCTGACTACATAGAGGCGGAAAACATAATACTAAAAATAAAACAACATCTAGACGAAGAAACATACAAGTCCTTGGTAAAGGATTTTGCAGGACTATTTTCAAGAGACAGCATCAGGTTTGATGTTAGTCGTTTTTTTAAACAAACTGAATGTGAAGAGGTTTTTGAATGAGTGAAAAGATATTGTGCTATTGCTGTAATAAAACAAAAAATAGCTTATCTGCTAAAAAATCTACACTATTGAATATAAACCTTTTATTGTGTGAGACATGCATTGATAATAAATTAGAGCCAAGATGGGTAGTAATTTTAGCTGGAAGACAGATTGGACATGAATTTGTTAAAGAGCATGTATCTAAAAAAAGATACCCTGGAGATGAAATTCTTGCATCTGAATTATTAATTTAAGATTGATTTTGCTGTATAATATAAGATATAATGAATATTTCCTATGCCCAAATAATAATTACATTAGTTGCCTCACTTGTGAGTGGAATGGGCACTGGCTTAATTGCTGGCCGCAGGTCTAAAAAAGCTGAAAAAATAAGGGCGGAAGAAAAAGCAAAAGATGAGCTTAAGCTTGAATTAAAAGACCTTCAGATTAAATTATATAAACTTGAGCGAGATCTAGATGAGTGGAAAGACAAATATTTTGAGGCATTACAAGAATTAATACAGGTAAAAGCCGAACTTGAGAATACACTAATGGCATTAAACCATATAGAAATACATAATTTAGAAAATAATGACGAGCACTAGCATTACAAATATATAAATAGTATACTGATAGTATGACTTGTATTGTTGCTATAGCTCAAAATGGTGTTGTGTATATGGGATCTGACCATGCCGCCTCAGATGATAAAACGGGATGGATCCTGTCAAGAAAAGAACCTAAAGTTTTTAAAAATGGTCAATATGGAATTGCCTTTACAGATTCATTTCGCATGGGACAAATTTTGCAATACATGTGGACTCCTCCAAAATACACACCAACTAAAACTAACTCTGGGTTAGATAAATTTATGCGAACTAAATTTGTTGATTCTGTTAAGGCTGCATTTAAAGATCACGGTTACGGAAGTATTGGATCTTCATCAGAAGAAGATACTGGTGGAATTTTTATAGTAGGAGTATGCGGTAGACTATTTACTATAGATGAAGACTTTCATGTTGGAGAAAATATAGTTAACTACATGGCAGAAGGAAGCGGCGGACAGATAGCTCTTGGAGCTCTCCACGCAACAAAAAAACAACAGAACCCTAAACTTAGATTAAAAGCAGCCTTAGAAGCAGCAACTGAGTTTAACATGAGCGTGGCTGCCCCCTATACATATATCCAGGTTTAGTGTATAATTGATTTATGTTGGTACTTGTTTTTATCCTGTCAATCGCCCTAACAGCGTTTTTGATTAAATACTCTAAATCAATGTTGAAAAAATATGATTTTGGATTTTACTACATAGATAAAGTACAAGAGCAGATTGAAGCTCAAAAAATGCAAGAGGCTATGGCACAAGATGGAGCCATAGATATCAACATGCTCAGACCAGAAGACTATAGTCACGCAATGGATTTAAGAGGTACACCAACTCATGTCTGTCCATGTGGATGCGATATATGGAATGTTAAAGTAATGTTTGAATCAAATGAAATCGCTACATATTTCTTAGATATGGAATGCGCTAATTGCGGAAGCGTTGCTACCGCTCCAACACCAGTAGATAAAGGGTTTATAAATTGAGAAAATCAGAAAGATTAAGAGAGCTTGAGTTCGCAGTAATTAGAATGGAAATGACTATTCAGTTGCTGGAAATGACATTAAATAATCTATTAGAGATGCAAGGAATGTCCAGTGCGCCTGAGTTAGACGGCGGAAAATGGTACAAAAACAAACCAGATAACTCTTGACATTCTGCTGTTATTTAGTAGAATATAGATATGAATAAAAAACTAATAGCATTAATCACACTAATCACACTAATTGCGCCTATCAAGGCGATTGCTGCAGAGCCAGCACCAACGATTGCAATTTTAGACACAGCAATTGACACGTCCTTGCCAGAGTTTAAGGATAAGATTGTTCAAGAAGTTTGTCTTATTGATTGGACAACTTGCCCAAATGGACTTTCATACATGGAGGGCCCAGGAGCAGCATCAATGCCAGCAGATCTAATCACAAAGAATGGCTTTGATCATGGAACACAAATGGCATCAATTTTTCTTAAGAATAATCCTAATGCTAAAATTGTGTTTATTAAAATTATTGGTAACAACGCAAGTGGACAACGACAAGTAGCACTTGAGTCAACTGTGTTTAATGCTCTTAATTGGGTAAAGAAAAATGCATCTAAGTATAATATTAAGGCTGTAAGCATGTCTCAAGGACACCATAACCTTGGCGCAGCAGGAACAAGTTACTGCCCTAACACACCAATTACTAAGCAGTCGGTTATTGACCTGGCATCGATTGACGTCCCAGTTTTCTTTCCTTCAGGCAATGGACGTGACTATAATAGAATTGACTGGCCAGCATGTATTGACGAATCAGTTTCTGTTGGCTATGTAGATCAACAAGGAGAAATGTCTATCTCAAGCAATAACGATGCGTCTAAGCTTGACTTCTTTGATTATGGATTTTGGCAAGCAACTGCTCCTGGTGGAGTAGTAAAAAATGTTGCTGGATCATCTGCTGCGGTGGCTGTTTCAGCAGCAAAGTATATTAAGTTGCAGCAAGCAAAGCCAAATCTAAATATGAATCAGCTTATTGATGTACTAAAGCAAACTTCTGTAGACACAGTTGGACGACAGGGAAAGTTTAAAAAGCTAATTAGCATTAATGATGCACTGGCTTACCAATATGTTGCAGTTCTAACACCTCAACAAATTGCCGATGCAAAAGCAAAAGCAGAGGCCGCAACAAAAGCAGCACTTCAATTAGAAATCAACAAACTAATTGCAGATGCAGAGCTTCAATATCAGTTAGAGATTAAAGCAGCAGCAGACAAGCTATCTGCATACAAAACAGCGCAGTTAGCAAGATTAAATGGATAATAAGTTAACTGTATTGGAAGAAATTATTAAAGAGATTGGCGAGGAGTTGTACCAGAAATGGTACAACGCCCTTGCTATTGAAGATAGAACGGAAGAGGCTTCAAAAGCCATGTCTTCTAATGCAGGAGAAACTGCAGTTTGGGTAATCCAAACATTCATGAATAAGTTCAATGCAGCAGCGGATGAATTAAAGGGAGAGTAAGTTGATAGTTACAGATGAAAGTTTTGATAAGGTTCTAGATGCACACGATTTGGTCCTTATCGACTTTTGGGCCCCATGGTGTGGACCCTGCAAAAAAGTGTCTCCCATACTAGATGAGATATCAAATGAGCGTGGATTATGGGTTGGTAAGCTAAATGTTGATGAGAATCCAATTAAACCAGCAGAATACTCTGTAACATCTATACCTTATATGGTATTATTTAAGTCAGGGAAGCCAGTAAAAACTATTACTGGGGCTAAGCCAAAGCATGTATTGCTTGATGAGCTTTCCAAATGGATCTAGAAGATATCGATGCAGACCACCTAGAGTTTGAAATATGGCTCAAGAATGGTTATGACAGAGGTTGGGTGTCAGATGTATTTTGTGACACACACGATGGTCCACCGTTAACAGATGAAGAAATGCAAGAATGGGAAGAAGGAGGAGATCCCTGCTCTTTCCATGTAAAAGTAAATGCACTACACTAAATTTCTGTGATCATAAAGACGCAGAGGAAATAAGGAGAATAAATTAAATGAACTCATTTAAGAAAATCGCACTAGCCATGGTTGCAGCCATGACTTTGGGCACAATCGTAGCAACACCTGCAAGTGCTGCTGTAATGACAGTTGCAGTATCACTAGATACTGTAGCAAACACTACGGCATCAGCAATTGCCACACCAGCTTCATTGCCAGTACCTGCAGATAACACAGTTGATGCAGCTGACGCACTAAAGTTTATTGCAACAGTTGATGTTGGAACAAGCGTAACAGTAGCAGCAACAAATGCAACAATTGTGTCTGCGCTACACACAACTGCTGCCCCAGTAGGAGCAACATCAGGATCATCATCTTTGACAATTGCAACTGGTACAGGAACAACTGCAACATTCTGGGTATACACAAAGACCACAGCAATTGGTACAGTTGTAATCACAAATGGCGGAACACAACTTACATACTACGTACAGGGAACTGCTGGTAAGATTAATACCCTTACAGTATCTGCTCCTGCTACAGGTGCTGCTGGCACAAAGCAGGACATCTCTGTAACTGCCACAGACACATTTGGAAACAAGGTATCTGGTAAGTCAATTACTGCAACCGTATTTGCTTCAACAGCAGTTATGGATACAGCAACAGTAACAACTGGTGCCACACTTTCAGATTTTGGAGTTGCAAAGTTTACTGCAACACTCCCAGCAACTGGAACACGATCACTAATCACATTCAGCCCAACAACTGCTGGAGATGCAACAACTGTTGATGTAGTTGGTCTACCTGCTCGTGCACTAGCACCATTTGCAGAGATTGCAGTTCGTGATCTAGTGTCAGAACTTGCTGCACAGACTGCTGCTAAAGATGCAGCGCTTGCTGCCAAGGCAGTTTCAGATGCTGCAGTTGTAAAGGCCGCTTCAGATGCTGTTGCTGCCAAGACTGCTTCAGATGCTGCTCTTGCAGCAGAGAAGGCTGCTTCAGCCAAGGCTCTTGCAGATGCAAAGACTGCTTCAGATGCAGCACTAGCTAAGGCACTTGCAGATGCTAAGACAGCTTCAGATGCAGTTGTCCTTGCTAAAGATGCAACTATTGCTAAGCTAACAGCAGATAATGCTGCAGCACTTGCTTCTTTAAAGAAGTCATTCAATGCACTCGCTACAAAGTGGAATGCAAAGAACCCAAAGGCTAAGGTTACCTTAGTTAAGTAATTAATGTTTATGGGGCGGTGAAATATCCGCCCCATTTACATTTTATTAAACGAAGAGTATAATAGAATTATGGAATCAAATAAAAAAAGTTTATATAAATCAATTACTTGGCCAGCAGTTCATATTGGATTTGTTGGCACGATGGTCTATTTATTTGAAAAGGCTATAACTGGCGAAGCCCACTGGGAATACGCTGGCACATTTGCAATCATATACACAGCATGTGAAATGGTTGGCTTTTTCTTACATGAAAGAGCTTGGTCTAAATTTGGCGGGAAAATAAAATAATGGGAAAGCACCTAGATAAAATGCAAAGAGCTCTTGCTCAAAGACAGGCTGGCACATACACAAGTGGACAAAAAAAGCCTGGATCAATGAATATTAAAAAAACTGGCTATAGGGGACAGAAAGCAAAGGGCTCTAAGTAGTGTTTGAAGATACTTGTCAGTGGTCTAAAGAATGTAGTAATAAAGCAACAAGAATTGCATCAAGAAAAGAAGGACCAATTATAGATATTTGTGACAAATGCTGGCATAAAGAGTTTAAGTCCTAATAAAAATAATATCAAGATTGGATAAAATTGAGATACAATTGGTTTGCAAGGCTAGACGATACAAGCATAGATGGAATGGTACTTTTGTCCGATGAAATTGATCAATACAACTATTACTCTTCATTATTTACATACCACGCACAAGACCCAGACCCATTTATAAAAGCAGCTCGTGTTCTTAATAAGAATCATGTTTTTAAATATATGATTGCAATAAGACCTTATGCAGTGTCCCCAGAGTATTTAGCAATGATGATATCCTCATTTGAAGAGATACATAAAAACAGATTAATGATAAATATTGTTTGTGCACTTGGTCAAAATGAAGAAAATTCATTAGAAAACATGGTAACTCAAAAAGAAAAATTTGATAACCATATTTTTAGACAAGAATACACAAGGAACTATATGAAAAAAATAAGAGAAATTTTACCAAAAGATTCAACTGTAGAGTTTATTATAAGTGCTGCTCAAGACTATGACATAGAGACATCCAATATGTATGCCCATGGCAATGTAATGTTTTACTATGACTTTCTTAAAAATCACCACAAGGTTAAAAATGAAATAAACATGGTTGCGATTATGGCAATTATAAGAGATACCCATGAAGAGGCTGAAGAGCAATACAACGCTATGATCAAAAAAGATCTACAAAAAGATACTATATATGGGACAGAAGATGAAATAGCTGATCAAATTAATGAATTGTCGAATCTTGGAGCCACAGACGTATTAATCAATGCCCATAGGATTCACCAATATAGCGACAAAGTAATGCCACTTATTAATAAATTAGCTGGCAAAAGACAACCCTAGTTCCTCCACCCGACGCATTCTAATCAACCAGATGATATACTTATCTGGTAGGTGGAACTCTAGAACCATCTAAATAAATGACCTATAGGAGAATAAAATGACAACAAATGGAATTAATGGCGGAGGCTTTGAAGCCGCTACACCAGCAGGAACAAATGATATCAACGCACACTACTCAGACAACACAGGATCAGCATTTCCTGTAACTGACAAGTCAACACAAGATGGTGCTGGCGTAGGACAGAGTGGTAAGTAATATGGAAAACATTAAAGCAGAAACACCAGCAGCTCCAGTTGCACCAGCAGCTCCAGTTGCACCAAAATCAGCAGTACCAGCTCCAGGAACACCTGAATTTGCTGCATGGGCATGGGAAAATAGAAACGGCTAATGTGTTACGAATGTGGATGTGAAACCCTAGGAAGCACTATGGGTGGAACGCAGGCAAACATTGTTGATGTTTCAAGAGATGGAGACTCAGGTTTGACATTAAGCATGAGCTCAACTCCAGAGCAGACAAGACAATTTATAAATGAGTAATTTTAAAAAAGAAAATGGTACTGGCATGGAAGCACCACCAACTGGCGGTGCACCTGCTGGCGCTGTTACTAGCAGAGAAGCAACAAAGAAGCAGCCAAGACAAGGCATGAGGGTGGATACAAATAAACATGGTATTAGAAGAGAAACAAGCCTGATACCTAAGCCACCTAAGAAAACTGGTAGAAAGAAGATCTAGCCGATGTGCATCAAGTGCGGTAGCTGTTATAAAGAACATGAGCGCACAATAGATGACGCAGTAGATTTTATTGAAGACTTGGATTATAAAAATTAGAAAATTGCTAAATGGATCAACCGTCTTTGAATTAGATGAGGCGGTTGATCTAATTATACACACTAAAGCCCCAGGTAAATATAAGGTTATAGACCTAGAAACGGGCGAAGAGTATGTAGGCTCAGAGATTAAAAATGAAAGCTTTGCCCCAGTCTTAATAGAAAAAGTTAACAGGGGGAAAATCGGTCAATGGATTAAAATAAAAGCAAAACAATCTATTGACCAGGTCGAATAACTATTGTATAATAGGTAGTATACACAATGTATGCTATAAACAAAAGAAAGAATATTATGAAAACAATCGGAGATAAACTCAATCAATTTTCAGTTGTTGGTGTTAAGCCAGCAAGACTTGATTATGCAGAAGATGCATTTGAAACCTTAACAGAAAAATCATTTCCTGGAAAATGGAAAGTAATTGTTTTTTACCCTAAAGACTTTACGTTTGTTTGCCCAACAGAAATTGTTGCATACGACAAGCTATCAAAAGACTTTCATGACAGGGATGCAGTTCTTATGACTGGGTCTACAGATAATGAATTTTGCAAAATTGCTTGGAGAAATGCACATGAAGACCTAGCTAAGACTAATTCCTGGTCTTTTGCAGATCAAATACGTGGATGGCAATGGAATGATCAGACAGAAGAATCAACTGCTGGCCTAGCAGAACAACTTGGTATTTTAACACCACAAGGAGTTGCACTACGTGCTACATTTATTGTAGATCCAGAAAACATCATCCAGCATGTAACTGTAAATAACCTTGACGTCGGCAGAAACCCAGAAGAAACATTACGTATTCTAGATGCACTTCAAACAGGAGAGCTATGTGCATGCAATAGAACAATTGGTGGAGAAACTCTATAATGACTTGGGTAGACCAGCTTAAGGATTCTCTTCCAGAATATGCTAAAGACATCAAGCTAAACCTTGATGCAGTAATTAATAGATCAACTATTGATTCAGAGCATGCCATGTATCTTTCTATCGCTGCAGCATTTGCAACTGGTAACGGTAAGCTTCTTGCCTTCATTACAGCAAGCGCAACAGATGATGTTGAAAGAAATGCAGCCCTTACTGCTGGTGCAATTATGGCACAAAATAACGTATGGTATCCATATATTGAGATGGCAGATGATCAAAATTTATCTGGGCTACCAGCACAGCTTAGAATGAATTCTATCGCTTCCCATGGGGGCACTACAAAAGCAAAGTTTGAAGCATATAGCCTTGCATCTTCTATTATTGGTAAATGTCATTTCTGTGTAAAAGCACATTATGAAACGTTAAAGCAAGAAGGATATTCAACCGAGCAGCTGCGTGACATTGGCAGAATCGCAGCAACAATTAACGCTTTGTCAAAAATACTATCCGCTTAACCAAGAAATGGTATAATTGGGTAAATACATATTGAAAAGGGAGACATCATGTCAGAAACACAGGTAGTCAGTCAGCTCGGAGGAAAGCTTCTCGGAGGAGGAGGAACTGGCATTTGGCAGTACGATAACTTTATATCTAAAGAAGAGTGTGAAGAGCTAATTAAATTTTTCAATGCTAATTCTGAAGAGTGGAGATACATTTGTTTTTATGGATCTTATGGTATGCACGTAGTTTCTCCTTTTGATAAAGAGCATGGAACTACAATAACAGAAGAATATATGGCAAACCTTCGTGCAAGAATGGTTCAATATGTTTCTGATGCCGCGGGGCGTCCGATGAAAATTAACAGCATGCATGCACAAAAATGGGAACTTGGAGCTTATGCAAATGACCATTCGGATAGCTCAGATCTAGATGGAAATGATATGGGCTGGAGTGACAACAAACAGTACGCTGGTATCTACCTTAATTCTCAACCAGATTACAGTGGCGGAGTTTTAAAGTTTAGAGATCATGGTTTAGATGTTATTCCTCCTGCTGGCTCATTTGTTTCATTCCCAGGCGGACCAGAAAACATCCATAGCGTTACAGAAATAACTGGCGGAACAAGATATACTATTGTTATTTTCTGGGACTATGCTGACGCATGGTATTCAGAAGCAGAGCTACAAGAAATGGAACGGATGATTCTTAAAGAAAGAATTCATCAGTACCAGCTTAAGAGACAATGGGCTCTAGGAGAAGCTCACCCATTGCTAGAAGATCCTTATGCAGGTCTAGATGATGATTCAAAGTTACCAGAAGGATTTAAAGAAAGCTTGACTATCGGAGACATGAAATCAAATGCCCGTAGAAATCAAGAGAACGCAGTAAAAGAAGGCCGCGTCCCAGAGGGAGTGGTAAATGACATGATAATATCACAGGAGGAAGAAGTATGATTACAAAAGCAGGTTCATCAGGAATTGACTCAGAAGGTGTAGCATATGATCACGCCTTTACAATAGAAATTGGAAGAGTTTCATATACATTATGCGGAGAAGATAAATATCAGGTTACGCTTAATCTTAACTCGTCAGAGGGTCATGAAGAGATCGCACCAGAAATTCGCACAATGTCTTATGATGATTTGAATAATTGGTTCCTAAACCCAACACCAGAGTACTACAATACAACTATAAAAAATAGCTAAGGAGTAGTCCTTGAAACAGCTTTATTTTTTGCATATACCAAAAACTGCAGGAAAATTTGTAGGAAAATGTGTGCGTGATTCTTTATCTGAAACAGATTTAAGGATATATATAAGCACACACTATCCAAATGAATTTAATGTTTTTGATAAAGCTTATGTTTCTGGTCATTTTGGTACTTACCCTATTGAAAAAAATCCATCAATGGATGTAGCATGTCTGCTAAGAAATCCAATAGATGCAAGGGTTAGCTACTTTAATTTTATTTATAAATATCAAATGGTAGGCAGACCAGAATACGATGCCATTTATACTTATTTAGATAAACTTAAATATTATTTATTTAATGATCCCAATTATGCACTTCATAATAACTATCAAGCAAGATTTATATGCAACCCTGCAGATGAAAAGTCTTTTAGCTTAAAAGGATTTTATGAAAATTATGGGGATGACTTAATGAAAGAGATTGGTTTTCATGAGGGTAAAGCATTTACTTGGTTTGTAGGGAATGATAAAACTTCTTTAGATTTAGCAATGAGTAATGTCAAATCATTTAATATTGTAAATACTGCTGAACGTTTGGACCTATTTATGGATAAAGTAAATAGATGGTTTATTGAGAATTATAATATAGAGATAGATTATAACCTATTAAATAAGGTAAATACCTCCTCAACAGAATACAAGGGAGTTGTATATACAACTAAAGATTTGATAGATATGCTCACAACAGATGAAAAAGAGTTGATTGTAAAGAATAATTATATTGATTATGCAATATATTCTTATGTTAGTGGCAAAGAGTTGTTGGGGGATAACTGAGCAATGATAAATAAAGCAGATAAAAATTATAATTTTATATACTTTAAAGAGTTTAATATAGAATTAATAAAAGAAAAGTGTATCGCATTAAAAGAGGAGTGGCTACTAGACCAGTCGAGGCAAAATATGCAGTACCCAGAAAGAAGAAATCCTCATCTTTATACAAATACATACATTGTTCAAGACCACCATTTATTTTGGCAAAATGGTGAAAAGTTTTTACCCACACTGAAAGATCCAGAAATATATGAATTAGTAATGCCAATTATAAAAGAATTACAAGAAAGAATTTGTGGTAAAGCTGCTAGAGTACTGCTAATTAAACTTGAAGGTAATAAAAATGTAACAGAGCATACCGACTCAGGAGATTATCTTAATACAGTAAGAAGATTTCATATACCAATAATAACTAATGATAAGGTTTATTACACTGTAAATGGTGAAAAGATTCACATGAAGGCTGGGGAGTGTTGGGAGATAAACAATAGAAAGCCACACTCGGTAGATAATGATAGCGATGAAGAAAGAATACATTTGCTTATAGACATAATGCCAGAATCAGAATTTAGAACATACGACTCCTTGTTACCTGAATCTAAGATTAAAATAATAGAAAACTTTATATCAGAAGAGGACGCACAATCATTCATTGATTATATAAACAACAACTATTTAAATAATTATAAATTTACAATAGGTAAAAAGGCTTTAGCTGCAGGCAATCTCAGGTATCAATCCAATGTCCCAGAAGAGTTCGCTTTATCAGATCATGAAGAAATGAGTGATCTTATTAAAAAATATAGCGATAAATTTTTAAATGAATGCTATAATTTTTTTAAAGATGATTTTGAATTATACCTAACTGCGTTTTGGATGACAAGGTTTGAAAAAAATACAAAGCTGCCATTTCATAACGACAATCATGAGGGCGCTGAGCACCTTTTTAGAAGTGGTGTAATATACTTAAACGATGATTATGATGGCGGTTACCTAAAGTTTTTAGACCATAGCTTAACCTATAAGCCAAAAAGACTGAGCCTAGTTATATTTGATTCAGAGTATATGCATGAGATAACAAATATTGTATCTGGTGCTAGAATGGCACTACCTATATGGGCAACAAAGAATCCAAAAAAATGCATACTTTAATGCCGTCATTAAAGCTATTTAATAACTTTATAGAAAAACAAGACATTGATTTTCTAATCAAGTGGATAGACAATAATTGTCATGATCAAAAAAAATTTAGACATAGGGTTGGCATTGCTTTCGACAAGGGTCTAGCGGTTAGAGCGATATTCCCAGACGAAAAGCCTCCATCTATGTTTAAAGATTTAGAAGATATAATTACTAGATGCTCAAATAAGTTTATGGAAATTCAAAAAGAACATATGGATGACGGGAAAGACCACTATTTCTACGGAGTTTCAATAACCAAACTATCTAAAGACATCCAGCTAAGGATTCACCAGGATGTACATAATGATTTCTCTACCCTATCTTACAGTGCAGTTTTATATTTAAATGATAACTATGTTGGTGGAGAAGCTTCTTTTTTAAAAGACTTCGTGCCGTTTTCTGATTTTCCTTTATACGATGATAGCATGGGCGGAATAACATTCAAACCGTCAGCAGGAGATCTTTCTATATTCCCATCAGACTTATGGCATGGAGGAAAAAAAGTTATTGATGGAGATAGATATGCAATAATATTTTGGTCTACTACTGAAAAAGAATATGAGTTTGCTGGATTTGATTCAGATAAAGTTTTAGCAAAAATTAATACAAAGGCAGCAGAGCTTGGGTATAACTAATGGGGGAAAGATGATAAAGTCAATAAGGTGTAAGTTGTTTGGACATAAGATAATAACTGCTGGTTCATGCCCATTTACTGGTAAATCATATAATGCATGTAAAGTTTGTGACAGATTGTTTGAGCAATAAGATGAAAGAGTATCTTGATGAAAATGTTTATGTTGTTAGAAATTTTTTATCTTATGAAGAACTTTCAATACTATTAGAAGAATCGCATGAGCCATCTGGTTGGGAGATAAGGGGCGGAGATAAAAACCCAATGCAGAATGTATGGAATAAGTTTATAGAAGGAACTAATAAAATTATTTTCTATAAAGATGGTGGAATATTTAATAAGATAGAGTCTCTAATGAATACAGATATGATTAAATATAAGAAAGCATATGTTTTACAAAAAATGACAGAAATGCCAGTTGAAGAAAAAACAGCTTTATTTTGGCACTATGAAAATAAAAACAATCATCTTGTCGCTGGAAGCTTTGTGCTTTATTTGAATGACGATTTTGAAGGAGGAGAGCTTGTCTTTAAAAACAATGATATTCTTGTAAAGCCAGAGGCAAACATGTTCGTGTTTATTCCCGCAGGCGAGGATTACACACACTCAGTTAATAGTCATCAAGGTAATGATAGATTAACCTATTACGGGGTGTCCTTTTATGAACAAAATTAATGGTACAATTGTAATATGAAATTAGAAAAGACTATTGTTGACGGAGATCTGTGGTACATAGACAACTTCCTGACAGAAGAAGAGATTGATCTTTTTAAGCCATACATGTATGATAAAAACGAATGGTACGTTACCATGAGGTCCCCATATAAAAATGTTTTAAATAAATTTATTGGCGCCGAAGTAATGCTTGATGATGAAAAAAATGTAACAACCATACCAGGGCCACAAGACAAAATACCTGAATGGTTCTATCCAATATTTGATAGAATAAGAGAGGTTTTGCCATTTGGTCATTATCCACAGGCTGCAACGCTACAAACATTCAAGGGAATGACACAGCAGCAAGCAAAATCATTATTGATTCCAAAGTATCAAGAAAAATATATTGATAAAGAAATTGACTTTGCTTTTGACTGGCATTATGAAAGAGTTCCAGACTACAATGACAATATAGCAAGATCATTTAGTGTTTATTTAAATGATGACTTTAAGGGCGGGGAACTAGAATTTAGACATAAAAGCTATAAGATAAACCCAAAGCCAGGAAGATTTGTTTCCATACCAGTTGCACCTGAATTCGAACATAAAGTTGCTTTTGTA